TATGGACGGTAATTTGATAACATTTGAACAATTTCTATCTTGAAGGAAGTTTCCAACATAGAAAAAGTGTGATCCCAACGGGGTTCGAACCCGTGACCTCGGCGTTGCTTATAGATGCTTGACCATCTTTATATATACGTTAGTATAAGCACCACGCTCTAACCAACTGAGCTATAGGATCCTATCTATGTAATGTGAATTTTCTTTAAATACTTTTACTTAAAAGAAACATTCAATAATAAATCAGATGATTCACGAATACGTGACTGAAGTTTATAATGCACTGGGACCGGGGTATAGCGAGCGAGTGTATCATAATGCTATGGAGGTGGTGCTTAGGGAGAATGGTGTATCTTATGAGACTGAGCGTATTGTCCCTATTGTTTTTAGGGGCCATACTATAGGAAACTTAAGGGCTGATATCATCATTAATAGACATACGGTTGTTGAACTCAAGTCTGTAAAGTCTATGAACGAATCTATGATTTCACAGGCTCGTAATTATTTGAAGCTACTAAATCTCGACGACGCGTACCTTGTAAACTTTCCACCGTGTATGAACACAGAACCTGAGGTGGTACACGTGAAACGTGAAGAAATCCCGGTGTAAACACGAAGAGCGTGTGGTATTAGATGGTAGGGATGAACTCCCACTTCAAATCACGGCATATTTTTTTCCATATGAGATCCTGATGATGTAATTTTTCCTTCGATTTTAACAGTGGGAAATATTGAAGATATGAATCTTCACTCAGAAGTTCACAAAATTTATATAGTACATATGAGTAACTCAAAAAATTCTTTCTTTCACTCGGACAGTTATCATCAAACGGTTTTTGTATATCCTTAAACATGAGTCTGAGTCTGTCCTCTAATTCACTTGGCATGTTCGGGGCGCTTATACCACTCAAAATATTAGTAATATATGGTACATGTTCATAATATTTATTGAGTTTCAACTTTTTTAGAAACCCCCTGACTTTTGCGTGTGTAATTTCATTTACATTTTTGATTTTCGTTTTTTTGAATTCATTTCTCAATTTTTCTATAACATCTTGTGGTATATTAGTCATTTCTTGTGCCTGAAACTGTGATAACCATTCATTAAAGTGATTATCTCTCTTATAAGAGTAATTGATAACCTTTCCAGAAGTTTCCTGTTCTTCTTTATAGGTGAGTTCTTCACTTAATATAACATCTATTACCATTCCGCAGTTATCACAAACAAGTTCACTTGTATCGTTAAATTGAAATATATTACTTTCTATACATTTTGGACACGCATCCATTTTTTTTGTAATATGTCTGTCTAGGTTCTTTTTTTCAACATCTATAAGATAATCTACAAAAATATCTTTTCTCTGTAATCCTACAGTTTCTTTACAATTAAAGACATTATCTGTATTTACTTCTCCGTTTACTTCTTCTGTATACTGTTTAACATAAGGCAAGCATTGCATGATATAATCAGACATTTCGGATTCGTAAAATGTTTTGTTTTCAGGATCATCATTTATTTTATTCATCCATTCATTTATTTTATTATTATACCTGCTTAAAAAATTACCTTCCATACCTAAATAATGAATATTATTCGTAATTTTTTAATTAACATCATTGTATTTTTTAAAAATATACTTAAAGAAGGTGACCATACCATAATTTCCACGGAACTTGAATATTGGGTGGACAATGATAAAGAATATACAATAGATAAGGATAATGTATTTTGGAAGGAACAATCAAAAGAATGGACTGATGATACAGAGAGTTATTATGTGTCTTTAAAAAATAATGAAAAAATACCTACCCCACCCGAAAATGTTACAAAAGTATTAATGAGGGTAAAATATTGGTTTAACAATCGTGTTTATAAGTTCCTTACCTATAATCATGAATATGATTGGCCACCTAAATATAATAAAAACATGTCAATCAACATACCGCTTTTGAGTGCAAAGTTGTTGAATGAAAATGGTACACCTGTAAAGGATCTTTATGCGAAGATAAAGAGATACGCCGGACCTTATTATGATTTCTATGGTGATCAAAAAATAAAGATTTCAGATATGTTATTTTATGATGAAGACACACTCAAAAATACATTTCCGAAGATTTTAATCAGGGATATTTTTGGAAGGGTGAAAACGGTGAGTACAGTAGATGGATATATTACAGATCTTCGTGTACCTTAGTTGCTAAATAAAATTTGAGTTCCCCTAGATTTGCTACGTTATATTTTAATATTAGAAATCTGTTTTGTTCCTCTTGCATGATTTGTACGGTAGCACACATACTCGTAGCTTTTGTAAAAATATTCATGTATCGAAGAGAATATGTACCAGACATGGTAGGACTTTCTTCTGTACATTTAATAACTGTTTCCTGATCTGCGAAATCACCTCTACATGTAAATGTAAGACTATCACCACTTCGGATAATATCTATATTTTCACCGATATTTGCCATGTCTCTACAAATACGTTGAAAATCGACTGATGACATTGGTGTGTTCATAGTCATGTTCATCTTAGGTACTTCAATTTGATTATCATTAATATCAAGTAGTTTAAGAGCAAACTTAGTACAAGTCTTTTTATGTTCGCTATGGATTTCTATATTCATGTATTCCTTACAGTTTATAGATATGATCAATACATCGTTACTCGTGATTGTCTTCAATAATTTGTATACATTTGTAATATTAACACCCGTCTCAATATCAGTTTCACATATGTATTCTTCAAAATTTTCAGCTGGAAGATGCATATCTACAAGAGATGTTCTAGCCGTGTCTAGTGTTACAATGTACACACCACTGGGTTTGAAATAAATAGTTACATCATTCAGAATATCCTTCAACACCTCGAATGTTGATTTGATGGCCGAAGCCTGAACAGTGACTAATTTCATTCTCGTTGATTATAAACTTATTTCTTTATATCACCATACGCATCTGTTACATCTCTACTAATTTTATCTTGAAGTTCAGGGGTCATTGCGGGCTGGAGTGATCTTCCGTATTCATCTAATCCGAATAAAACACTATTAGATTCACCGTCTAATGTTGTCATGTTACATTTCCCAAAGTCACACGCATCGAGTTCCGTCACTGGAAGAAGGGACTCCAACCAGTTTCTGATTTCATTTCCTACTAAGATTTTACCATTCTTAGTGAGCATTGTTGGTACCCTCGAAATTTTTGCACTGTACTGAGGTGGAATACCCATAGTATGAACATTATGAAATTGCACAATCTGTCTCAGTTGAGTATGTTTGTTTATGTAATTCACAATGTCCACACTGTGAGTACATTTTGGACTAAAGATTAAAAGCGACATCTTTGATGTAGATTGGTAAAAAAATTTACTTGGTTATGACACAGTTTTTTTATAACATATAGTAAATGACAATTGTACTTTTAATACTCATCGGACTGATGCTTCTTTTGATGTCCAGCAGAAAGGAAATGTTTGGGTATGCCGGGCATGAGGATCCAGTTAATCAAGTAACGTTAGATGACACTTCCTTTGACACAGCCGAATATGTCGAATCGACTGAAATAAACATTGATAACGACTTGATGCAGAAGTTAGTTTTAGCTACTAATAAATATGTGTCTGATAAAACTGGGTTATGTACTTATATAATTGAAACTACATCAATCAAAAAATATGTTCATAGGGATACTAAAAAGGACCTATACAGATGTATGTTTATGTTTATGAAACAACATGGATTTGTTTTCGGTTTTGCTGTTACTGCTGACGTGATGGTAAACCCAGATGGAACAGTTAAGGTCATGTCAGCGCGTACACAACCTATCGACGTGATGCCGCCTACTGATCAGAGTCCTTATCAGAGTGATTTAGAAGGATATGAGTTTACTGATTATAGAATGTTTAAAGAAAGCGAGTTGAATTTAATCAAAAACAAGTCGTTGTAAATATTAATGATAAGTGTAGATGAAATATCACGGCGTACTGACCAGAAAAATAAGATGAAAAAAGAAACGTATGTCAAGCTCTACGAACAAGCTTCAAGAAAGATCAGACAGTCTGTTGAATTTGGATTAAAACACGCTGTTTTCAAGATCCCGGCTTTTCTTCTGGGGTACCCCATGTTTGACAGATATAAGGCGACTGAGTATATCAAAAGGCAATTAGAACGCGGGGGATTCGTAGTCATGGTAATGGCGGATGCTGAATTACACATTTCATGGAAATTGAAGAAATCAAAAGCAGAAACAACAGAGTCACCTGTAATAGATGAGTTCCCGACCCTGATTAACCTTAAAAAGGCTGCAAATAAATATAAACAACACGCGGGAAAAGGTTGATAAAAAAATTACTCTTTAACATAAATGGATAATCTCAACATTTTAGTTGAGGCTAAACGTGAATATCTTGAACAACTTTGTATTCTTATGTGTCCTGTTATGATCGATGTATTTGACGAGATGTACCAGGAGGCTAATAATCTTTCCAAGGGACGAAAAGTACTTATGATGTTTCAAAAATTACTCAAAGATGTACCCGAATGGAGTGAAACCATGGCAAAACAGAATACTGACAATATAGCTAATCGATGTGCGTGGTTTAAAGATCTCGTAGCTGCTGTATTTGTCAGTTCTGTAAAGATTTTATCCGCTGTAAGGCTTAGTAAAGATTCTAAGAAACTTTCTATAAAACTTCCGAGTAATGAAGTTTTTATTCACACATGTTACAGGAACGCCGCCAAAGAACTGTATAAAAACCCATATGTATTCAGCGAAAATCAGTCTGAACATGACAGGAATGACCAACTATACGATCGATTTTGTATATGTGTAGAAAATTCTGTAAAGGAACTTATTCCTGTTCAGGATATACTACAAACTTATATGACCGTTCAGGAAAATGAAATTATAGAACCGCGAGATGCTAATATAGAAGAAGATGATATAGATGAACTAGATGACAATGTAGAACCAGAAGAACCTACTCCTGAAATGAATACGAGTACCGTGACAGAAACACCGCTTGATAATGAATTTAAGACCATTCACACGGACAATACACACCCACCCCCTCCTCCGATCGAAACGAGTGAAAATCCAGAACAGATATATGATAATAATTCCGAACCTGTTACAGAACCTGTTACAGAACCTGTTACAGAACCCAGTGATGAATCAGAGGATCTTTTTTCAGACGCTGCAGATACTCGGCAGAAAAGATTTCTTTAAAAAAACCTAAGAGTATTACAAATGGAACAACTTCGTGATCCGTCTTGGGCTGCACTCGTAGCGGGTGTAATTACAGCACTTTACATTCATGGTAAAGCGAAACTTAATAATGAAGGAACTTTGAGCATGAGTGCTTATGCGAAACCAGCAACACTCGTGGCTATTTTAGTATATTTCATAGTTTCAAATGGTATAGGTAAAAGGGAACAGATTTTAACTGAACCTTTCTAATTTAACTTAAAGATTTACTTCGTGAAATATAAAAATGTCAGCCGTTAACGCTTTTAATGATATGATGGGTCAGTTTCTTATGGAATTGTATAAGACTTTTCCAGAAGAAAAGGGATTGAAGAAAACTATTACTGTTTTTGAAGTAGTGCGAGAGACAAATCCTAAAAAGTCTGTTGATAAGTTTATGAACAGCATCGCACCTTATGTAGATAAGATAAATTCCCGTGATGAATCGTTATTTCTCGAAGATGCAAATAATTTGGAATTTATGAATTCCGTGAATATTAAAAATTGCTGGCCTAAGGCTTCGGATGGTACAAAAGATGCTATTTGGCAATATATTCAAACTTTGTATATGTTGGGAACTACTATTAAGTCTGTACCAGCAGAGACACTTTCTATGATTGAGAATGTAGCGAAGCAATGTGTTGATAATATGAAAAATGAAGACGGAGGACTAGATGAGGCGCAACTTATGAAGACTATGCAAGGCATGTTTGGTGGTATGACGAAAAAATAAAAGTTTATAATATAAATGGTTTCAGTATTTGACGATCCTAAACAACTTGTTCGTTCAGATGAAATTACAAAATTCTGGCCGACGAACGAACAATCAGCAGAAGATAGAATTAACGCTACGGTGAGGTTTATAGTGTATGCTACATGTATTTTGTATTTAATAAGACGGGATATTCGTGTTTTTGTATTGGGTGCTACGGGTATTGGTGTTCTTTATGTTATGGATAAATCGGGTATGATTAAGAATGACTATACAAGACCGACTATTATGCAGGAGAGGTTTACGGATACTAGTTCATCTTGTCAGGTTCCCACGTATGATAATCCGATGGGTAATGTGTTATTAACGGATTATTCTGACAGGCCGGATAGGCCTAGCGCATGTGAATATTCGTCTGTTGACGAAAAGGTGAATCGAATGTTGAGTGATCGTATTCCTTATGGTCCCACTCGTTCTAGATCTCCGCTTCCTGAACACCAGCGTAACGGATACTCCCGACAATTTGTTTCTATGCCGGTTACGGATATCCCAGGCGATCAGACTTCTTTCGCAGAGTGGCTTTATGGTGTTAAGAATTCTCCAATGTGTAAAAGTGATCCGCGAATGTGTGACCCTAATGCCCGTGGTGTTCAGCTAGAGGCTTTTGCTGGATTGGATCCCAACGGTGATAAAAGGAGTGGTATGACGGGTGGAACAATTTCTTAGTCAATAGTAAATGGCATATCAGCTTCAACCAGGAATGAAAATTGTTCAGAACCCCGCGCACCCACCGGTATGTGCAACTGAGGAAGTTTTCACGTATCCACAGCCGAGTACTCTCAACTATGGTTCTAGTCGTCCCAATACGATGCTTTATGGTACAGCCCCATTCATGGCCGGTAAAGGTGCACCAGCGGAGTTTATAGAAACAAGTGATCAGCTTCGTCCCCAGAGTACGAGTCAGTTTAACAAGATTATTACGAAGACATACGAAAAGAATTTTTTTCCTTTACAGAGCGTGGGATGTATGCTTCCACCTCGCACGTTAACTTATGAACCAGCTAGCACTCGCGCAGAACTTCAAAATGCTCATTTTAATCAAATATATCTCAATAAAAATATTAATTAGAAATAAGAATGGCGGATCCTTTATCTATAATAGCTATAGCTGGTCTCGCATATCTAGGAAAAAAAATGAGCGAACCAAAAATAACGAAACAAGAATTATATGAAACACGGGAGGAGGATAAAACAACAGGACAGGTAACGCTTCCTTCACAGTTGATAGACGAATCCATGCTCCGGATGCCTGATAAGAAGATGGAGGTGGCTAGTTTTGGTGTCGTAGCTCCACAAAGTAGGGCTAACGGGAATGAAATATTAAGCGTACGTAATCGCATGTATGATGCAGGCCGTATGAACAATGTTTCACCCGTCGAAAAGCAATTAGTCGGTCCTGGTTTGGGACTTGGGCATAATGTTCCAGCTTTTGGGGGTTATCAGCAGTTATTTCGTGTGAATCCTGAGAATGTCGGTGCTTATCGCCTGACGACTTTACCTGGTAGAAGTGGTCCAGCCGTTGATGTGAATGGCGGTCGTCGTGGAATGATAGGTGAGGTGGCGAATAATAGACCAGAAAAGACAGCCTTTTTACCAGGCCGTCGCCCAGAAAGTTTTGGTCGCGCTCAGGGGATGACCGGTGTCACTCCGCGTGCTGAACATGAACACACGAAGCGCCTTACTAATCGATCCCTGACTGGTCAGCGCGATGATACATTGGGGTTTGCTGGTGCTAAACGCGTCGTCCCAGTCGGAACTCTCGCACAAGATCCAACGCGTAATAAGAAGGATGGAAACATGGAACAGTTTATGTATAACAACCAGCCGGCGCCTAATATAAATTCATTTGTTCATGGTTATATGAGCGCACCAGCGTCTAAGATTGGCGAGAAGCGAACATACGGCACACCGCATACGGTTGAGGAACTCAAGGCATATGGTTTCAGGCCAGATGATCGCCGTGGAAAACCCAACAGGCATGGTAACGCTGAACGTATGAATGTGCGAGCCGGCGCTCTCAATCAAGGTGGTATGCCAACAGCCTCTCGAGTAGACGTTACCCGTGTCGATGGACGCACGGGACCTGTGAATGGTGGATGGACACAGCAGTACTCTAACAATTCGGTGTATCAATATAACGTATACAAGGGAAATGAAAACCCTTATGGAACTAGTGATAGTTTAGATATGGCTAAGAATCAGCTTCGGAATAATCCTATAGCACAGCAAATGTATTAGATAATTATTATAAACTTAAAATTGAGTAACACTACGCATTAAAATATTATCCATATATTTTAATGAGCGTATACACGTTCGATATAGATAGTAGTGAAAGAGATCCGTTAACCTATCCCGATCCATCTGATTATGTGATTGAATTAAAAAATCCTATTTATAACGTCACAAAGATTTCTTTAATTTCAGCACGTATACATGCTAGTCAATTGTTGATTAATGAAAGAAATAATACCTTTTCTATAAGTGGTTCTACAGTATCGTTATCTAACAATAATTATGATGGGAATTCTTTAGCTGAAGAGGTTGTGGCACAAAGTTCTAAAATTACAGCCGCTCTATATAACCCCGATAAAAATAATATTACTTTCACTGGAAATGAACCGTTTATATTTGAATTTTATGATGGGGTGAATGGATATAAAACTGGTGAAAATGGTTATACCACACCACATGATATTTTAGGATTACCAGCCAGTAACTTTGCATCGGATGGTAACACACTTACAACGGGGAGTATAAATTTACAGGGACCCGATGCACTTATTGTCAAATTGAGTAGCGGTTCAGAAGAATTCAATAAAACTGTATTTTCTGAAATACCATTTTATACGGGTCGTATACTTATGTGTGGAGATGTCATCAATTATTCAGGTACCGATGATGCTGTAGTACATAATTTTGATTCTGGTCCCCAAAAGAGTATACAAAGTTTGAGGGTTCAATTTTTTTACAGTAGTAATAATCGTTTAGTACCATACGATTTCAGACATGCTAATCATGTACTCAAACTTGCTATAGAATGTTCTACTGGTAAACTTGAAAATGTACCAAAGGTAACGAAAGATTTTTCGCTTCCACCGCCTATACGCATTCCTGAAATGGAGAATCCGGATAGATGGAGTGGTTGGTTTTATATAGCCATTATAGTGATAACTGGAATCCTATTTATATTTTTCACTAGACCTAAAAAAGTTAGCGAGTAACGGCATAAATGGGGGTCGAGGCCGGTTTGGTGACACGCTTAGACAGACGCGAGAGTATCATATAAACGATGATTGAGAGAAGAGTAGTAATTATGGCGGTAACCCCATAGTTAAGTCCACTGTTTTTCTGAACCTTAATAATCTGATGAGTTGCCCAACGCACCAGGTCCATCCAGGATAAGGCGGCGGCGAAAGAGAAACCGGCAACGATCGAGTTGAGCGCTTGGGTTTCGAATTCACTGGTAATAGTTTTAACAATTTGTTCTGGCATTTATAATATAAAAATATTTTTATTCTGGTAAAAGTTCTTCTACAAATAATATTTTTTTATATTTTTCCTTTTTATATCCCCTGATGATTATTTCGACGTTGTCATCAGAATCTGTTTCAGATTCTGATGTGTCGTCACCAGTTTTGAATTTTTTATATTCCGTGTCAGACCAACCCTCTGGACAAGTGTTCATTACTATCAATAGCATTTTTTAACATATGTTCTGACGGATTGGTGGGTACCCAACTTTCCCATGCGTCATATGCTTCTGTTATGGCTCTCATGGCTAAGTTTGAACCGTTATAAGGTTCAAATATTTCATCTTCAACTTCAACTACTTCTACGTCGTCCGTATCAGATTCATCACTATCGTATATTTCCGGAAAATAAGAACCAATCTGTTTTCCCACTGTATGCATTGCACAATATTTCATGCAGTATTCCATATCCTTTCCTAAGATGGTGGAGCGACCACATGCTTTTGCATATTGTCCTGATAATACGACAGCGTTTTCTAGTACCGGTGTAATTATATCAATTGCTGTTTGTGCCATTCTCGAAGATAAGTCGTGCTGTTCCATTTTCAACTCTTAGAATATTATAACTAAGTGCATAAACTCTAAGTTCCCTTTCCGTGATGTCAGACATGAGTGATAGAGTTACATATTGTTCTTTTATTAGACTAAAGTTTCTTTGTCCAGTGGGATACCATCGCTCGGGTTCGAGTGCAAAGCTATAAGAATAAAATCGTCTGAATAATTGTGTTCTTGAATGATGTATACCACTCTGAACTGCTCTAAGATGAATCAAATTACCAGTTTTCTCATTTAATATTAAATCGTCATCCAGCCTTAATTGAAGATTTCTTAGATTTTCATAGTTATTATATATACCATCAAACTGGTTTATGTTATCATAATCAAATACAGATACATCAGATCCGATTCTCTGGATGATAAAATATAATTCCTTTACGGGGTTAACAAATTGTAACTTTTGTTTATGTTCTAGCGTATCTAACGGTACTATTGATGTATCACTTTGTATTTGAGTAATAACATAGTCCGTAGGTACTTCCTGGTATTTGATTCTTTCGGGTGTGTCGAGCGTAACGAGATCTGTCTGCATCTTGAAACTTTTTATCAATCCCTTTTGTTCAGATACATAAAGTCCTCTTTTGTTAGTAGTACTATTCGTAAAATAAATACACTTATCTATTTTACTCAGCTTTACGACAATTTCAACTTCCTGATTTGTTATAGCACAAAGGGGTACAACCAGTTCAGGGTTCTTATAAAAATAAAAAGGTACGTCGATTATATACGATTGATCATTCTGTGATGGTGCTAAATATGGTAAGATAGTAAAACTGTTCACTGGTGTTCCAGAAATCTCAAACGGTGGTTTACCTATCAATTTGGAAAGATTAACCTGTTTAGTTTGTGTAACATAATGCTCTGAATGTATCTGCATAAAATCTCTCGTAACCCTTTGAATAAGAGTACCACCTATGTACATGTCTACATGATCTATTATAGCATGTCCTATAGATTCAACGTACCCTCTTACAATTCCTGGATCTGTAGATTGTTCTATTGGTCCTAATGTAACGAGAAGTCTTACGTTCTTCAAAAGGTCACCTGCATCCTGAGGAATAGTACACCTGAGCGTCTGCCCGAATTCTAATTCTCCATTCACGTCATGATCTATAGTAAAATTTGCAAAATTCGAATGTTTACTAAAATTTTTTATAAAGTAAGTATATTCTGGTTTGTCCGTGAAAAAAACATCCTGCGTACCTCTCGTGGCAAGCTGCACGCGTCCAGCCATTACTACTAATACACTTTAAAATTTTAAACCGGCTATTCCACTACTTACTCGTAATACATTGTAATTTACTGCATATACATTAACCAACGTTTCATTCTTATCGTCAACCTCTTCTAGCTCCATATTGAGTTTTTGATGTATTATACGACTCATATTTACTTGTCCGGTCGGGTAATAGACTTCTGGATTCAAAGCGAATGAATATGTATAGAATTCATATGCCGGTGAGGGACATCCCGTATGATGGTCAAGAGACTGTTGATATGCTAAATATTTTCTGTCATGATTGAAGATAGTTGAACCATTAAATTCTAAAGATACACGTTTAATAAATCTATGATCGGATCGTATATTGATTTCATTTGAACGATACATTGTATCATCGGTGATAGGTTCATAATTATATAATAACTTTCTCCCGTCTCTCTCTAATTGTTCACCTTCTTGTAATGTTGCTATCATGTAAAGTTCTCTGACTGGATGCTTAAAATTAAGCATCACAGATCTTGAAGATATATTAGGTTTAAAAGGAATGGTTGCGAGCTGCAATTGCGTAATCACGTACTCTATAGGGCGTGTCAATAGAAATCTTTTTTCCTCGTCAGTTATGAAATAGAAATCAGTTATAAGTGAAACATTATTAATAACACCGTCATTTGTTGGATATATTTCCCATGGATCATTTTCGCTTAATCTTTCATACGAATATGATATTTTATAATTGGATTGTTTAAATTTTATGCGAACTTCGATTAACTGTTTCGTAATTGCACACACTGGAATAGCCAGACTGGGATGTCTAAAAAAGTAAAAAGGTAAATTAATGTAAAATGTATATGGTTCTGAAAAAACAATATGATTATTATGTCCACTTAGAAAATAAAGAGTTTGCGAAGTATCGTCTAAATTACTATGAATCTGATCATACATGTAAATGTATTCACCTGTGATTCTTTCTATGGTTTGACCACCTATCATGAGATCGGCGTAATCTATGATCCTAGATCCAATAGATGTATTGTATGTATTTGAAACAAGATTATCATCATCTTCTGGTAAAGGTTCCAGAGTGACCTTCAACATCATGCTTCTCACGAGATCACCTACATTATTCGGTATTCTACATAATAATGTTTTACCAAAATCCGTTTGACCTTCGAATGGTAACTCCACAGCCTCTATAGCAAAACGGGTATGGCGTCTGTAGTTCATTACAAAATATGAAAATTGCGGTTCACCGGTAAGCCATTGATCCTGTATACCCGTGACAGCGAGACGTAAACGACCTGCCATTCTTATTAAACGTGAGTAAAATTTTATTAATTAAAAGAAGGCAATATTGTAGATGGATTTAAAACTCAAAAAATTCAATCCAGCCACCATGGCTGACGACAGGGTGTGTGTATTCATAGGAAAAAGAAACACTGGAAAGTCAACCCTCGTAACTGATATTCTATATCACAAAAAACATTTACCAGCGGGTATAGTTTTATCTGCGACAGAAGAAGGAAATCATTATTATCAACAGTTCATACCGGATCTGTTTATATACGGTGATTACGACAGGGAAGCCATTGAAAGAGTGATGGAAAGACAAAGAAAGCTTGTCGGTGCTGGAAAACAAAACTGTGGGGCTTTTCTTCTTCTTGACGATTGTATGTACGACAATAAGTTCATGAGAGACACTTGTATTCGCCAGTGTTTCATGAATGGTAGACATTGGAAGATATTTTTCATGCTTACTATGCAGTATTGCATGGATCTCCCACCAGCTCTTCGTGCTAATGTTGATTACGTGTTTATTTTACGAGAAAATATCATTCAGAATAGAGAAAAATTATATAAATCATTTTTTGGTATATTTCCATCTTTCGACATGTTCAATAAAGTCATGGATGCATGTACAGAAAACTATGAATGTTTAGTTTTAGACAACACAGCAAAAAGTAATCGTATAGAAGATTGTGTATTCTGGTATAAAGCAACTTTACGAAAAAATTTTAAAGTCGGAGCACCGGAATATTGGCAAGCGCATAAAAAGATGTTTAATCCAAAGGGTAACACATCCATAAACAATAAAAACTCAAAAGCAAAATCTACACAAGTGAAAATTACAAAACAAAAATAACCTAAGTAACTTAAAAATATATAACAAATCAATAACAATGATTCCTATCAAACTTCACGCAAATAATACGGATCTTCTTAAATTCATCGATGATAAACCAACACTTGATATCGATGACTTTTTGGAACATGAGGTTATAATGGGTTCTGAGGATGCAAAGAATCTCCTCGCCATAGAGAATGCCACTGAAATTGCAAAACAATTTATACAAAACCACTACGAAGATATTTTACGAGCTATAAGGTCGGAAACGACGAAAAAGGAAGATGCAGTTTACAGATGTAAGAATACGGAAAACATTACAAAATCATCGTATGAAATCGAATATGTCCATCTCGAGAAAATACTTGAGGAATCTGGTGGACACGCTATATTTATTAAAGTAAACAATAAAACAAAACAAATTATACTTTACGATTCGATGGGAGAAGACGCCTACTTTAATGAATTTGAGGATGTTATTAGGGATACGTATCCAGGGTACAGGGTAAGGGATAAGTCCATAAGCGTTCAGCCTACAGGCGGTTTTACACAGGAAACACCTGAACAGATGGCAGAATCCATGTACGTTTCACCAGAGTCTGGATACATTAATAAAGCATGGTATGTATCCCAGTATGACGAACTATCTCAACATCATTTTTGTTTTATAGAAGCATTTGTTGCCATGGCTTTTGAGAGTCTTCCCATGTATCGTAAAGGTCCAGATGACCCCAGGGAGAGACTTCGATTTATAAAACGTGTCGTATGGGGATTCATACACAAGTTTTATAGAGGTCCTAGGGAAGGAACTATTTGGGATTATTTTATAGAATACTTTCCATATTACATGTCGTCATGGAACATGGATGGAAGTAGAATGCGATTAAAGAATGAAACGTTTCAAATTCCAAAAAAGGAAACATTTCTTAGACGAGTAGAAAAAATAGAAATGGAGGATACGTCAGACTGGTCTATTAAAGATATCATCACATGGGCTGCGAAAACATAGATTCTAAAAAATGTAATTTTACAATAAATGTCTGACGTAAGAACATTAAATCTAACAGATGCTGACGATGGTATGGTACCAATAAATGATAAACCATCTACAAGTTTTGTGGCGGAAAACCCTGAAAAAAATGTGGATACATATAAAAGTAAAATGGATTCTACTTCTCTTGCAGATATTATGGGCCAACCCCAGGACCAGGTGGATCCTCCGATGATGGCTATGGATCCACGAATGATGAACCAGGGATTAAACCAGGCTACGCCTCCAGTCTCAAAGGACACGAGTGCTGTTAAAAAGTCAAACCCTTTAAACCTTACCGATGAACAGATGTTGGCACTTATTGTCGCTGTCTGCGCAGCCGCTGCTATTAGCAAGCCTGTTCAGGAAAAGCTTGCGAGTGCTGTACCGAAGTTTCTTAACGCTCAGGGAAATCGAAGTCTTGTTGGTTTAGCCAGCACAGGGGCTGTTGCGGGTATTCTGTTTTATTTTGCACAGAAATACGTTAAACCTTAAAAAATTTATCGTTTCGAATCGAGTAAGAAAATACAACACCAACCAAAAGACTTGCCATCAATGCTACCGAAGCATAAACAGTCCCTTTTACATCTTTACCATATTCTTTAAAATTTTTCTTGAGATTTCGAGAAAATGCTGATTTTTTCCCCGGCCCCTCTAACATCGCCGTCAAGGAAAGTACAGTTCCAATGGCAATAGCTATCATGGACTCCTGAGAGATACTACCGAGGATGTTATTTTTAGACTGGTACCATAAATACATTGGGTAAACCGCCGCGAGTACTATCACATTGACCCATTCGTGAATTTCTGCACGAACACCAATTAAACCTATAAACATTAAAAACCATGTAGAAAGTGAAAGTATAACATTGATTATATTAGGACCGGTTCCAATCGAATCCATGTTTTATTATATATAAATAATATTTTATTTATCCACAATATGCTTCCCGCAAAACGGAGTTTTTTCGTCAATACTTTCATAAACACCTATATCAATAGCTTCTTTCCTGAGTTTTTCTAAATTGGTCCAAAAATGTTTACTGTGTGAATACTCTTCAACTGTACAATGAGCTAATTCATGGAGTAATACATGGAATATATCATTAACAGTTCCATCTATACATAATCCGATTTCTGAACCCTTATTAGCATTATATCCGATTGTACTCGGATTACCATGATGCGCAGTTATGATTATCTCATCATGTAGCATTCTAAATTCTTCTTGATTTTTTTTCTTGAGATGTTCCCTTAATTTTTTATATCTAGTTTTGACTTCTTTTAATCGTACATCCTCAATTGTATTAATAAAAATTAGAATATTAACTATTACCAATGCGATTATGATTATCATTTCTATATACGAATATAAATTTACTATAAAGTCTAGATATATCATTTCCCTTTAAAGGTTCCCAAAGTTTTAAAGTGAATCCATTATTCTCTAGATGTGTGACAAGTAAATCTTTATGTGCAATAGGTTCTGGTATGGGACCATTGGCATAATATGGTGTATCTACCAGATGTACATACAACTTTTCACCAAAATTACCGTTACTTGTATTTTTCATCACGAAATAATTACCAATAGAATCATTAAGAGGTGTCCTGAATATAATCTGTGTAGAATCTGGTATAATACCCATAAGAATTCCACCTGGTTTCATTCGTTTCTTTATATTTTTTAAAGTACTCGTAAATAATTCTGCGGTATGAAAAGCGTAATGTAAAGAAAAGTTATAACATATAATATCATATTGCTTGTTAGGACATGCCTGTACATCACCATGATGAAAATGTACTCTAATATTCATGTTTTTTGCACGGGATTTAGCCTCTTCTAGTGCATCTTTATCAGGTTCGCACATAGTCAAATTTACCCCTGCACATCTCCATTTTTGAAGATCCCCACCAAATCCACACCCTACATCTAATACATTATCACCAATCCGAGATACACTTTCTATGAGATTTCTCTTCTCAATATTATGATATCGACGAATATCTTCCATATTTAATATAATTATTGTAAACTTTAACTTTTACTTAGGTTATTTAAAGTTTTGGTGACAATAAGTTGTATAATGTCTCTTGAGCAGGATTACACTACCGTACCAGGTCAATTGTATGCATGTCTATCTGTCGTAGGCCCAGAAGCTCCACAAAAAAATGACAAGTTTGGTATCAAGATCAGGGGAGCTTTCTCAACTCGCGACGAGGCTGCGAATCACGCTAAACGTCTTCAGAAGGAAGATGCGACATTCGATATTTATGTCGTAGATATGTATAAATGGCTTCTTATTCCACCCGATCCATCAAAGATCGAGGACGCTCATTATACCAACGAGAAACTCGAAGAACTCATGACCGGTTATAAGGAAAATCAAGCCCTAGCCGCGAAATTGTTTGAGGAGCGCAAACGTGATATGTCCACCACTACGATCGGAGGCGAGACTATTTTTCATAAACCCGGTGATGAAAATTCCAAATACTATAACAAACCAGATGAAGCTCCCATCAGCCATCCAGCTGATATTATCGAGCGTCTTAAACGNGAAAAGCCNGATACACCCATGGAAGAACTTGTCAAGGAAGCTGACGCTATAGTGGCACAGGAGATCGAAGAGCGTAAAAAGTCACGTAATACAATCCCTGAAGATGTTGAGACCGAGGAAAAGGATGAAGCTTAAAAAAAAATTTAAAAAAAATATTTATTTTTCACGACTATAATAA